CGAGAACGCAGTATCATAAGACTGTAAAATATACTTCAAACGTGGAATTTTTTCTTTTGTCCACCTCTGCCACCAATCACGCTTCACCATTGCCGTCTCTTCAGACGTTGGGTTCTGCTGCCACTGTGCGTTCCATTTAGTCGGGGATAACGATGCTTTTACCCCCAAAAGCTCTTCTTTTTTCCAAAATTCTGACCAAACAGGGTTCCCCGACGGCAATATTGCAGGAAATTCTATCAAATCCCACTGGTCTGCCATCGTGTCTTTCATCTGTTCATTCAGTAACCGACCTGTCAAATCCTTCTTTGACCACCGTGTTTGAACAATAATTATAGCTCCGCCCGGCTGTAAACGCTGTCTCGGTCCAGATGTGTACCACTCGTAAGTGTGATCATACGCAGTCGAGGACAAAGCATCTTGTTCCGAGTGCGGATCGTCAATAATCAATAAGTCAGCACCACGTCCCGTCATCGCCGCACCAACACCCGCCGCAAAATACTCGCCCTTCTTGTTTGTTTCCCAACGACCAGCAGCCTGACTGTCAGCTTTCAAATCTGTATGCGGAAAAATCTCCTTGTATAAAGGGTCAGCAATCAAATCACGAACCTTACGTCCAAACCGTGTGGCAAGCTCCGTGTTCATCGTTGCTTGAATAATTTTCAGTTTAGGGTTCCTTCCCAAAAACCATGCGGGCATCAAGTAAGATGCTAATTCAGATTTGGAATGTCGGGGTGGCATATTGATAATCAGACGTTTTAACTCCCCCCGTGCAACCGCTTCGAGCTTCTCGGCTATAATTCGGTGGTGGTTACCCTCGATAAAGTCATCATACACATGGTGTGCAAAAGACATGAAACGATCTTTCGCCGCCTCGCGTCTCACGATACTTGCTTCTGCTTCCTTTAACAAAAGGATTTCTTTGAGGGCTTCTTCGGGGATGATATCTAGGCTCATGCCCGAACGATATTATATTCGAATGAATTTATCAATCTAACATATGTAGCCGCGCCGCACGACCACACGCGCCCGATCCTGGGGGGTGGGGGGTTAGGAGAACAAATCGTGAACCACTAATTGATTAAAGTAACCCCGATTTAGTGTTAATATTTACTATCTTTTTTTAGTGCTAATATTTACTGGTTTCTGTTAATGGTTTTTTCTCTATAAACCTTCCTGTGGATAACTTTTCTTTTGGATAAATAGTTGTTGCATTATCCCGTATTTTCCTGTACAACTGTAGTTGTTAACTTAAACATTATACAAGGAGTACATTATGTTTAAACAATTCAAGCCAACCCCGAAATTTTGGGCGGTTAATTTCTACCTAGCGTCTAGCCTGTTTATGGCATGGTTCGCTTTATTATGTGCCATCAAAATGTTTGCGCTTTACCCTTGGGTAGGCTCACTCATTTGTGTCTGGTCAATATTAGCATCAGGCATGCTTTTTATTCTTGCACTTCAAGCCCTAGCTACCGAGAAAGGTATTTACTAATGACTGATATTGAACAAGATATGATTGTTTTAATGGCGGCGGATGCCGTTGCATCTGCTACCGCAAAACGTAAAGAGGCTGAAGCTGAAGAGCGCAAAGCCAAGGCTTGGATGACTGAGGTTTTTGAAACAACCAACACGTCATCCGCCACAGCATCCGACGGCACGACAATCTCGCTCAAAGAGGTTGCTTCTCGCACATTGCGGACTATTAATGGCGGTCGCCCTAGTGACGATAACCCTTACATTATTGACGTGGAGTTGACCAGAGAACAACAGGAAGCCTTTTATAGCTTCAAGCCTGTTGTTCGCATGTACGTCAAGCCGCCAAAAAAGTAAACCAACATGGATGCTGAAACTTACATTAATGTCTTTTGTGCGCTCTGTAATGAGCGCACAATTGACCCCGCCCTTGCTTTAGAAGATGACAACGTGAAGCAAGCTATCCGCGAACATTGGTCAGTGGATGACATGGCAAAGCTTCTGGATGAAATATGCTAAAAGCTCCACAATATAGACGGCGGCGGCATAGTCGCCGTCGCTTGTTTCTTGCAGATCAGATTGCCATTACATATCTGAAACCAGACGCAAGAGAAACCGTCGCGCCTAAAAACAAAGGCTATTCAAAACAATTCTCATTAGAATTTGCTACCCGGATGATAGCAACACAGGCGCAAGCCCCGGCATGTGGATGTTGTGGTGAAGACGCAAGCACTGTCTTTGAAGCAATTGCCATGATCTACACAAGCGGCGAACGCCCATTATGTGATACCTGCTGGAAGACGCAAGGCACTGAAAGCGCAAGTGGCACAATCGGCTGGATGTATTTCCGACACCGCCGGAAGAAATTAGAAGAAGAAGAAGAAGAAACTATTTGACTTTTCCCCACGAATAAACGAATATTGTTTTGGGTAATGTTGCCCAGCTACCAACAAAGGAGAACACGATGTTGGCATTTTTAATTAACCCGACAACTGAGACAGTTGAAGTTGTCGAATACGATGGAGACTATAAGAACATTCAAAAGCTAATTGGTGCTAGTTTATTCACAACAGTCTGCATCAACTACGACGAAGACAAAGGCGTATCTACTGATATTTATGTAGATGATGAAGGCATGTTGTCGCTTTCTGCCGATAGTAAATTCATTAAATTTGATAACTACCCATACCCACTAGCAGGGAATGGTCTGGTTCTTGGGTGCGATGTCGAGGGTGAAAGCGTTTCACCAATGATTAGCAAAGAAGAACTAGAGGAAAGTATCTCATTCATGGATTTCTTCGAGGTTCGTGACTATGCAATGAAGGAGGGCATATAATGGGGATGGACGTTTATGGATTAAATCCTGTTCTGAAAGGAGCTAAACCAGAAATTGATTGGTCTAGCAATCCCTCACAAGAAGAAACAGACGCATATCTTACCGCAAGCGATGCGTGGCATTCTGAAAACCAAGGCGCATATTTTCGTAATAACGTCTGGTATTGGCGACCATTGTGGGAGTTTGTCTGCATAGCTTGTGATGACGTTCTTTCCGATGAAGAGAAGCATAAAGGCACGTTCAATGACGGCTATGAATATGACGCTGAAACTGCGCTAAAGATAGCCGACCGATTGAAAGAAGCGTTGGAAGGCGGAAGCGTTCAAGTATATGCCGAGCAACGTCAATCTTACCTTGATAGCTTGCCTCTTGAAACTTGCAACTTGTGTAATGGCACTGGTGTTCGTGATGACGAATATGTACAGGGCAAGTGCAACGGCTGTGATGGCACAGGCGAGGTCAAAAATTGGGATACGCATTATCCTTTTGATGCTGACAACGTGAAAGAGTTCGAACAATTCTGCCGCCTGTCTGGTGGTTTCGAAATTTGCTAATCCTGTTGGTAGCAGGTTGGAGGGCGGTGCTTCGGCACTGCCCTCTTTTTTTTCCAGGATCAAGCTGCAGAAATCGTTTCCGGGGCGGCGGCCCCGGGCGGCCCGGATCCCGGAGACGCAAGGCGCAAGAGGCGCAAGGCGCAAGTTGACTTTTCCCCAGGGATAGTTATAATGAAGTATTAACAGAAAGGTATACACATGACAGCATATAATGGACATCGATCCTGGAACGCTTGGAACGTAAGCTTATGGATTAATAACGACGAAGGTCTTTATTTCCGAGCGCGAGACCTGGTCAAAGAACACGGCATAACAAAAGCCGTCCGTCTTCTGCTCGAAGAACTACCCACCACCACACCTGACGGCGGACGCTACAATAAGACTTGCGTCCGCGAAGCAATCAGAGATATACTAAACTAATCCCTCCCTGGATACTGAGTCCGCGACTTCGCACAATGGTCGCGGGCTCTTCTTTTTCCAGACTCGGCTGCCCCGGACCCAGGTCCGCGGACACCCGGAGACGCAAGGCGCAAGGAGCCGCAAGACGCAAGTGAAAACAATGACTTACAAAAGAACGATAATGCTGCCCAGGGCACCCGGTGCTGCACCCGGACTATTCAGACGCAAGGCGCAAGACGCAAGAAACACAATCCGCAAGACTCGAACCGTGATACAAGGGACTCGTATCCAGCCCTTTTTCGTGCAGTTCGAGGCTTTGACCGCCGCCAAATAAAAATACATCGCCCTTCGAGGGGCGTGAAACTAAGAAAAAATTCTTACCCCCAGCTAGAGAATACTCATAATTCCATGCAATTTGAGCAGGACGAAGGTCAATTCGATTAGCTTTTGCTATCTTTAATTCCAACCAGAAGGCTGACCCGTTATGTGCAATGTGACTATCTGGAATACCTACGCCGACAGTATTCTCAATCCTTGTCGTGTGTGATTTGGGCGGGAGTTCTTTCTTTACTTGTTTCCACAATCTCTGTTCCGGTGACATCCCTGACGTTCCCTTCGATAAAAGCAGATGGATATTCGTTGCGTAATTTTGAAAGACGTTCGGCTATTTCTTCTCGTGACATGTTATCAATAGAATGTATGTGCTGGTTTTCGCGTCGGTCTACAGTAAGACCACCAAGTGATGACCTAATCTTTTCAGCATTGATGGCGGCAGAGAATTGTCCTTCTTCTTCCGCTGATCTAGAAAGTTCTGATAATCTTTTCAACTGACCTATCAGCGTGACACCATATTTCTTTTCTCGTTCTTCTCGTAACTCGGTGATGTGCTGTGTGACCAAAGGATAATCTTTGCCATTCAACAAACGGGAAGCATGAACATTCGCACTTTCTTTTGCATACCCAGCCCGCCTAGCACATTCTGCATTGGAATAAATACCTTCAATATAAAGTTTAGCAAACTCTCGTTGTCTATTTGTAAGATAACGACCTTCGTTTTCTATATCTTCTTTAGATTTATTTTCTTTTATTTCCGACATTTCAATCCTTTTGACCCATTAGAAGTGTATACTATGTATCCTATTTGTATTCTCTAGATGTAATAAAAACAATGCTTTAGTATACAAGTATACAGATATACATTAGATACACTGTAAATGAAAAAAATTTACTAAACATTTTTAAATCTACAGAGAGTATATGCTGTATTATTTTGCAATACTTTCCCCAATGATTTATTGACTTTCCCCAAATAAAAATAGATAATAAGCATGCCTGATTATACGGGCGTTTTTATTAACTTTCAACGAGGTATAACATGACTATAGAAAGCACCGAGGTTCACGAACCGAGTGACGCTGACATTGACGACATGAGAATACACATGACGTTACATGATTTGCGTGGCTTGGCTGAGATGAACTTATCCATACAAGATGTGAACATAATCATATCGGCACTTGAGCCGATACATATGGCTTTGACCAGCAAGATTACTGTGTCTGGTGATGTCCAGGATCGTGAGGAAAACCATGATTAAGGGCGTATTCAAAGTAAAGGAATTGATTGAGAAGTTGGAGCAGTTTCAATCTGATGAGAGCGTTGCGCTGTATTTGGTTGATGAGGCTGATGTCCATAAATGGAATACAGAGGCGAGTGACATCATGTCGATGGACTTGGGTTCGTTTGTCGATGCGCTTGATGAGGGCATGGTCAAATGGATAGACGAGGACGACGAGTTTGATTTGACCCCTACCTGTGTCAACAAGATATTGGATTGGTATCCGCCAAACTGGATTGGAGAAAAATATGACAGAAGCTAGAAACACTAAATACGTTGAAGAACATTTATGGGCGCATGATTTATATGGTCAACTGATTGGCTTTGAGATTGTGGATTTTTACATGGATGAATGTGAGATTACTCAAGATGCCTTTCCGACTTTTGTTATCGAGAACAAAGCGGACAAGGAACGTGTAAAGCTAGTCTTGTCTCGTGACCCAGAGGGTAACGGGGCGGGCTTTGCTTTCGTGGAAGGAGTGAAAGATGACTGAGTATGTGAGAGTAATTGAGCGAGTTGAATTATTGAACTCGTATGTTTTGAAAGTCCCAAGTGCCATGAGTCGTGATGAGTTCGTGGACTGGCTTGCGTCGAATGGCATGGCGGAAGTTGCGGATGAGTCTGTTGAACGCACTGTTTACGAGAATGATGTGGCGGAGAGTTACATCATTGAGATTAATGAGCATCTGCCGGAGAAAATGAAAGAGGAAGGCAAGTGGCAATTATATGAGACTGATGGAGAAGGGTTGTATGAACATGACAACCGCTGAAGAAGGAAAGACATTGGTCTATATCCGTGAGAGTGGATTAGGCGAAGCAGAAATGTGTGTGAAGACGGACGGCAGTTTTATTGCCGTCCCGATGACACAGAACCAACTGATCAACATCATCACAGGCGCAAGCGAAATTCTTGCTCGTGACATACAAAGACGCAAGGAGGTGCATTGACATGAAAGATACAAACCAACTGACAAAAGATTTAAGTGCCGTTTGGCATGCGCTTGAATGTTATCGTGAGGATTCAATTCCAGAGGGGATTGAAGAGTCGTGGGACGAGGAGTGGGATGAAATCTGCACGGCTATGGCTCACATTCATGAGGCACTAGACATAACACATGAGGAAATTGGATGAGACACGTTGATTTGTGTTCGGGCATTGGAGGTTTCGCACTTGGTTTCGAGTGGGCGGGATTATCCAAGCCCGTTTTGTTTTGCGACATAGAACCTTGGAGTCGCAAGATTATTAGAAAACATTGGCACGATGTGCCGATAGCAGAAGACGTAAAGGAATTAGCTAATGACCCAGAAAGAACTGTTCCCGATTGTGAAATCCTCACAGCCGGATACCCCTGTCAACCATTCTCGCAAGCAGGAAAACGCAAAGGCGAAGAAGACCCTCGCCACATCTTCCCGTACATTATGCAAATTGTTGCATCCAAAAGACCCTCTTGGTGCGTTTTCGAAAACGTTTACGGGCATGTCAGCATGGGACTCGACACTGCGCTCACTGCAATGGAGGCAGAAGGTTACGCCACGAGGTCGTTTATTATTCCAGCTGTATCCGTCGGAGCACCCCATAGAAGAGACAGAATCTTCATCGTCGGACGATTTATGGGCGACACCGAACACGATGGATCACCTGCCGCAACGCTCGGACGAAGCACTCATGAGGCAAGCAACGACGAGCCGCAAGGGAAGGAAACGCCCAGGAAATCTAAGGGAACAGGTGGACGAGAGGACGGCAGCAATGTGGCCCACCCCGACGGCGATGACGGGGGGCACGGGAGTAGCACCGAGTCACAAGGAAGGAAAGCACGGGTGGAACATAGGGGCGGCGGTGAACGACAGCCTGTCAGACAACCCGACCAGAATGTGGCCCACTCCAACGACGAGGGATTACAAGGGAATGTCGGGCAAAGGGCGGCAGGAACGCAAGGGCAATCCAGCGGACACGTTACCCAACGCGGTAGCAATGTGGCCCACCCCGACAGCGAACGAAGATGCGGCGGGGACACCCAACGGCAAGATGCAGAAGATGTTGGGCAACCACCCAGAGATTCGTGGAGCGTCACCGGAGGAGTGGAAACGTGGGGCGTTGAACCCGACGTGGGTAGAGTGGCTAATGGGATACCCAAAAGGGTGGACAGAATTAGAGGACTAGGCAATGCCATTGTCCCACAGATAGCAAAACAAATTGGACTAGCAATAAAGGAAAGCATAGGACATGAGTAAATATGAAATTATTAAAGATAAACCAGTGCATAGGCACACATCCCACAAGCGGCAAGCATTATCTGAGACCCTTGAAAAAATGAAAGATGGTGACTGCATACTTCTTAGCCGAGATAAAAAAGAACTAAGAGCAGAGTCACAACACATATGTCGATTTTTTAAGGACAATGAATCCCTTGGATACGTTATTAGAAAAGTAAACGAAACAGACTCATATTGCTGGGTAATAAGCAAAGAGGACGGCAGGTTTTATAAAAACAAAAAAAGAATTTCATGTGCTAGGAGAAAAACATGACATCAAAACAGAAACCCGTAAAAAGTTATATGGAACTAGCTTTAGAGTGGGAGGCGCGAGCACAGGTTCTTTTTGGTGCGGAACTGTTCGAGATGCAAAGGAGACAGAGCGAGATAGAAAGGAGAAGACGAATGTTAAATATTAAACACGACTACAAGGGGTATGTGTATATACCCGAAGAAGACAAAGAC